TGAAACTTCTCTACCATCTACATTACCTTGAACAGCAATATCACCTGTTATGTATACTCCACCACTTGAGGTTGCAATTTTTTCGTTACCATTATGATGTAGTTTAGTTGCACCACCATCGTCTGCACTTGCATAAGTTTTAGAATCATCGGCATTACTTATAGTAAAATTATTACCTTGTAGTTTGAGATTCCCAGTTCCAGTATCAACAATTCTTGAATGATTTCCGTCATGATAAATTTCTAAATCGCCACTACCACTTGCACCACCTAAAGATAATTTAACACTATCGTTAATGTGTACTTCACCAATAAATGTGCCACCAGAATTTAAAACAGATGGTATAGTAGCTGACCCACCTAATGCAACTGACTGACCATTAATAGTTACAGTATCATTTGGAATAGTTGTTGCAAAACTTACAGCACCAGAAGCACTCATGTTACCAGTACCAGTTACATCACCAGTTAAAGCCACACTTACAGTTTTATTATCAAAACTATCAGTACCATCATGGACTAAGATTTGTCCTGCTGATGGACTTGTAATATCGGAGTCAGTTGCCTCGCTAAGTTCGTTAATACCAGTTATCTGTGCATCAACATAAGTCTTAGTCGCAAGTGCGGAAGGAATACTATCATGTGAAGCAGAAACACTAGCTATATCTGTGTCTACCATTCCTAATGCAGAGTAGGGTATATTAGTTACAGTATTGTTGCTTCCATTAATAGATTTGTTGGTTAGAGTATCTGTACTAGTTGCTGTAGTATATCCAGAATTATTAGTCCACTGAGATATAGTTCCAGTTTTATTTGTAAGAGTTGTAGTTGATGTAGGTGTTATGTAACCACTATCATTTGTCCATTGTGAATTAGCACCACTCTTATTTGTAAAGGTTGCAGTATCACCTGCATATGCAGTTAGTTCGCCTTGCACATAACTAGTTGTAGCAATCTTAGTTGAATTATCATTAGCACTTGGAGTCGGTGCTGAAACAGTACCAGTAAAGGTTGGTGAGGCAATGTTTGATTTAGTTCCAATTTGAGTTTGTATGTCAGAGGTAACACCATTTAGATGTCCTAATTCTGCATCAGTTACACTACCATTGAGTACAATGTTAATTTTATCGTTAGGGTCATCATAAGTTACTGTGACTCCAGAATGTGTACCAGTTGTAAAAAGTTGCCCAACTGTATCCCTTTGTCCTTCAGGTGAAATTCCAAAGAACGCTGATAGCTCGGAAATATTAGCTCTCTTAGTATGATTTTGTGATGTGTCAGCAATAACAATACTATCATCATTTGCAATCTCAGATGAAACCATTGCGGTCATTTCGCTAATTTTTTTATCAGTCATTTAATTAATTCCTTTTTTTCTTTTTCTTCTTTACAGCTTTAACAGGTTCTCCCATTAGCCACTCATATACATTGTTAAATAAACTCATATTTCTTTCCATTCTTCTTTAATTTTAGATTTTTTCTTTATTGGTTTTTCTTTTTTTCTAAAGATATCCGAATAATTATCCCTAAACTCTTTAGTCGGTAGATGTATTCCGTCTTGTGCCATTACGAAACAATAGGCTCTCTAGTATCAAGCTCATAAGTACGACCTTGTTCTAAAACTATATTGTCTCCATTTTCTTGAATCATAATACTAAATCCACCACCAGAACCATCATCACCTTTTAAATTAAAGCCACCAACGTCAGTACGCCTTTGTCTGTATCTTGCGGGTGAACGAATGTTTCTGCGTTGTGTTAATCTGCCACCAAACATTTATCTGGTGCAATCTGTTATGTAACAAGTACCATTTTGAGTAGCAAATTTAATAACTGCAATTTGACAACCTTCTGGAATAAAGAAATATTCGATTGTGTAAGCAGGTAATAAAGCGCTACCAGTAGTTGCTGTTGGGCTATCACCCATCTCAATGTGAATGTCACATGATGAGATAACTCTATAATAATTTAATTTGTTTGTTAGAACTGGCGATTGTGCTGAACTTGCACCCACTGTTACAGTTTGTGTTGCACCTAATTTAAACGCTGTTGGATATCCACCTATTGCCATAATTTTTTACCTTGTTAATGAAGTTATAAAAGCACTACCACCACCAGAGGTGGTTCGAAGAGCTACTTTTTCGCCTGAATCGATTGCAACATATAGCTCGGACTTTGCACTAATAAATGCATCAGTATCGGTTGCAGTTGGGTTAACTCCGATTGCAAAATGCGCATCTACTGTTGATACAATCCTTACACTCATTATACCGCTTTCTATTACTGGCGATTGTGCTGAAGTTGCACTAATTGATACTTTATCAGTTTTTTTATCTCGATATTCCATAAATTCCTTTGTTTAAAGTAGGGTGGCATAAGCCACCCCACTATTATTGTTTACGCTTCTGTTAAGTCGAAAACACCACCATTACCAAGTGGATTTTTACACATCAAAGTATACTCAGTTGTTAAAAGAAATGATTTTGCATCACTTACTTTTGCTAACTCAGTCACCGAGTAGTCTCTTAATACACCTAAAGACCATAAACTAGGGTCAAGAACCAATAGGTCTCTCGCTCTCATATGTCTTGAAGGTGTTATAGATAAACTACCGAAATCACTTTCGTAAACCGAAATTGAAGTGTGAAGTGTTTTATCTTTTGCATCAGCTTGGATTGTCGCACCGCCTGTAAAAGCGCTACTAATTTTCTGCTTATTAAAAGAACCGCAGTAGATTTTTGAGGCATCTGCTCCATTATCCCATACGCTTTTAACAACAGTTTTCAACATATCCTCAGTTAAAGCTCTTCTGTTGCCTGTTGATGCATCAGTTCTAGCATTAGAGCCAGTTCCATTTGCATCAGCACCACCAGTACCTTTAGAAGTATTAGCTGAAATCCAAGAATTAACACCTGCTAGACTTCTAGGTGTGCCAACTGCTCCAACAGCTTTTGCGCCATTTTTGAAGAGAGAAGATTCTTGGTCTGTTCTTAACGCTTTACCAGATTTAGCCAAAACATAAGCAGAATAAGTTGAAATTCCTGCATGTTGAGTTGCATTCTGAGTATCAGATACACTAAATGCTTTTGCACTGATTTGCGCTATGTTATCAAGACGAGTTATATCGTTTTGAGCTGTCGGGTTATAAACGTCACCCTCTAGTTGAAGGTTAGTTGCTACGGGTGCTTCTAACGCATCTTTTAGCCATTCAATTTTAGTTGAATTGGCTTTTACCTTACTTAACGAACTTAAAAAAGGTGTTTCAAAAGGTGAGATATTAGAAATAACTTCTGCTAAGTCATCTTTTAAACCATTATTTAATTCGAAAGTGTTTACTGTATTTGCTACCATTGTCATGATGAGCCTCTTTCTATTTAAGTTTAAAAAAAAGATTAAGTCTTAAACAAGTCTTTCAAGATGTCTGTCGCACCTTCGATAGAACCATTTGCTTTAAACGATTTTAACCTATCCGCATTAGCTCTAGCATTTTTAGATTGCTTACTCACACTAACACCGCCCCTTAGAACGGGTGTTGCACCTGCTACTTTTTTATTCATTGCAGGTCTGCGTTTTTGTAAGGCTCTATATTTCATGCCATCACTAATTAATTGCACATACCTATGGTCACTAACACCCCTAATTTCATCTGGGTTGAAATTTAATTCTTCCAAATATGAAACAAGAGTACTATTGAACACTTTCCGAGTTTCTGGATTCTTAAGTTCAGGGATTTTTAAATACATCTGCTTTTGTTGTTCTAGCAGAAACTTCTCGTGTGTTTCCGCTTTTTGTTCTTCAATAAAAGCGTTTTGATTATGTATTTTTTTAGCCCGTTGTTCCAGTTGATGCTTTTTACGCATTCCTTCAACTGGGTCAGATTCCATTAACTCATTTAAACCACTTGCATCTATTTGAAGTTGTTGCCTCGCATAGTCTTGCATTTGGTCTAGTTGTGCTAATTTTTCAGATAGATTAGTCTGATTTTTGGCTTGTTCTTCTTTGAATTGATTTCTCTCAATCGCCAATGTTTCAGTCTTAATCCGATAGTCATTATCTCTGCTATACCCGTTTTTTAATTCCTCAAGGCTAACATCATATTCTTGACCTTGAACCTTGACCGAGTAGGTTGGTTCTATGTCTGGAATTTCTGTCTCTTGTTGTTGGGTTTCTTCCTGTTCAACATCAGATAACTGTTCGAGTTCAATATCATCTTCACTAGAAACTGCTGATTCCGAATCGGGTTGACCAGTGTTTATTAGTTCTTCTGCTACTTCTTCGACCTGTTGTTCAGTCGTATGTACGCCAGTATTACTTGAATCATTATTTAATAATCCAACTATACTTTCGGCTGTACTATCTAGTGAGCCATCATTATTCATGATAGACCTTTCTTTACTATCTTACTTAATTGTCAGATAGATTCATCAGTTCCCATTGGGTTGACCTTAGAATATTGTTGAGGTGTCGTTCTTACTTGCAGTTGCAAGTTCACCTGTCTGCATTACTTCTCGCAAATGCGCCTTAACTGTTGCTAGTGTGTTGTAACAAAGAAAAATAGACTTTCTTTCTTTATCATCTTCAACTTTAGTTAAAAATATTTCCTCTTTATAAAGAGCTTCTAATTTATCGAAGGCTTCTTTTATAATTGGGTTATCAAATAGTTCTTGGGCTTGTTTGCCTCTAGCGATTTCGTCAATTTCCATAATTTAGTTTTTTTTAGGTATTGTTGGTAACATAAAGTCTGCGTTTTGAATGTTCGGTTGAGTTAATAATGGTTCAGGCACTATAGGTGGCTGTATCCCGCCTTGAGGCATAGGAATATTCATTGGGTCATTAGCAGGTATATTTGGCATCGGTACATTTGATGGCATAGGTGCATTACCTTTTGCAAACCCACCAACTTGTCGCATTGCTTCAACTGAAACTTTTGTTTGACGCTTAATCTGCTCTTGGTCTATGTTTTTATTATAGTTTAACTCTAGCTCTTGTATTTTAGTTTCAAAGTCTAATAGTTGTTTCTCTGCTTTTAATTGTAGCTCTTGAGATTTTAATTCAAGCTCAGCCAGTTTACGTTTGTTTTCACCTTCAATTTGCGCCATTGATACTTTCTCAAATTCAGAAGGTTCAGCAGGTTCTTGTTCAGGTACAGGATTTTCTTCTGGATTTAGGAAGAATAAATCAACATTTTTAAGCCCCGCACTCTCAACCATCATTTCTAATGTGTTATAAATCTTTTTAAGATTAACGAGTGGTGCAGATGGATTACCTTGAGTAGTTAGTGCCTGTACTTGTCTTTCTAAAATATTATTTAGGAAAATCATTTGTTGGTCTTGATTACCTGTACCTAGTCCAGAAGTTATAGAAACATCACATCTATCTTTCCACTCATAAGGTTTGTAGGGAATAAATTTATTTCTAATACGAACTATGTCTTCTTTATCTTGATACTTAACAATACATTCAAAAATTTTCTTACCTAAATCATTAATTCCAGTGTTAGCAAAGGTACGAGCAATAAATTCAATTCGACCTTGTGCCTGACTCATTGTTTGATTTAGACCAGTGGAAGTTTTACTATTAAGTGCATCAGCATTTAAACCTTGTGTTAATTTACTAACACCAGTTCGAGCTTCTTTAAGCTCATCATAATATCTTAATAATGGATATGCAGTTTCACCAATAGATTGCACTGGCATAGACTGAATTGATTCCATCGGATTACCTTTAGTCCGCACAATCATGTTAGGTCTATTTTGTAAAATATCAGAAACATTAACTCTACTATCATCAATAGCTAATCGGTTATTTTGTATTCCATAAATATTGTCGTTTAATGCTCTCATCACATAAGTCTTAACTGACTGTACATCTTCAACTAATTCAGCAATAGACCTACCATACAGTCTATGAGGCATAATAATTGGTGTGGCTGTAACAAAAGGCATTGAGTCATAAGGCTCATCGGATAATAAGGTAGTCCCATTGTTTCCTGCAACTACAACTTTTCTTAACTCTGCTTTACCAGTTCCAGAATAATCGCACTTAACATAACATTCATAAATTTCTACTTCTTGAGTTGACTCGTCAAGATGGTCTTTTTGTGTAACACTGGAAATACCTTGATGCCGAGTTTGAAACTCAGTATTCATATCATCACTGCGTTCAGCAGGTAGAACAGCAACAATATCTTTATCAAAGCCCAACTCTAATAGTTCACTTCGAGTAATCATTTTCTTTTGCGCAATAAATCTTGAGGTGTCTATATCAGTGGCATTACCCTCAACATACATTTGTTCTGGTGGTATACCTTCTATAACAGTTTTACCTTTTTTAATTATTCGATGAATTACAACATCATGTAACATCGGTAAAGGCGGTGGCATCATTTCTTCTTCGCCCATTATATTCAACATCGCCATCATATCCATATCAGGTGCTTGTGCTTCCATTTCAGCATCAGGCATCATCGTTCCATCTGGCATTTCATGAACACCTTCTTCCATACCCATAGGTGCTACTGGCTCTTGCTCGTAGTCGCCAGTAGGTGCGGTGTCGGCAAAAGTTGAATGTTCAATGACCTCAACTTCTTCATCATCAATGAGCATGATATACTCATCTTCTGATAAATTCTCGTAAGTCTCTCTAGTTATCTTATCTGAAACTTCATGAAAAACTTTTAAGAAACCATTCTTCTCAAGTAACGCATCTTTAAGAAAATTATGTAAGATTACCCAACCATTATTCTTTTTAAAAAATATATGGTTCATATAATCTGTTGACTGTTCAGCTATTCCTACATCTTCTGTACCCACTGGTTCACAATGAAATAATTTATTTGATTGGGTGAAGATACGCATTAGATTTGCCATTAAAGGCTCGATTGCATCTGATACATCACTAGAAATAACTTTACTGCGACCATCAACCTCATTACCCATTGGGTTTCCAAGATAATAGTCTAAAGCGGTCTCTCTGCTCTTGCTTAAATTGCCAGAATAAAATCCTGTCGCATTTGCAATATGTTTACCGACTAAAGCCTTGATAGACTCTTCGGTCATTGTTTTT